CTGCAGCTGTACGAACATGGTCGTGGCACCAGCCACCACAGGCAGCAGCAGCCCGCAGTAGGTCAGCTGGCTGGCGATGGTGTCGCCGAGGTCCACTGGCGTCGGCAGGTCCACCGAGCCGCGCCAGCGGGTCCGGTCGGCGCTTACCAGGTTGAATGCAGCGTTGTCCAGGATCGCCTCCGGTGCTGCGTCGTAGAAGTGCAGCCGGAACCCAGCCATGCCGCTGGGCACGTCGCTGCGATACATCAGCAGCTGCACCTCCTGCAGCATCACGAACCGATCAGCCTGGGTGACTCCAGTCAGGGTATGAATCGCGCTGCCGGCATTGGCTGGCGTGCCAGTGTCCGCAGCGCCGATCACGTCGCCGGCAGTGTATGCCGTGGTGTTGCTCGGCCGGGCGAACGTGACTGAGGTGAGGGCTGTGAGTGCCATGGTGGTTAGGTCTTCTGGAGGTTGAGCAGACAGAACACACCATCGTCGAGCAGGCGATTGTCGAGAACGGTGTATGCGACGCTGGCGACTGTGACGCTGGCCCCGTAGACCAGGCTGCCAAACTTCGATGATTCGGCACGCAGCACATAGGCGGTGGAGATCACCTGCTCATTGATCAGGTACTCTCCAGGCGAGTCGAGGATCCCCAGCCCCGTAGTGGCTCCGGACGTCACAGTGACGCCGAAGTCCTCCAGGAAATCCGTGGGATCCTCAGAGAACGGCATCAGATCTCGTACTGGCGGGTGCCGTAGCCGTTGACCGTCACAGCGCTGCTGGGGCTGCCGGTGGCGGCTGAGCAGCTGAGGCGGATGTAGCGGCGCAGATCGGTGGCATTCAGGGTGAGCACCTGCTTGCTTGCGGCGTTCGCCACAGCAGTGAACGTGCCGCCGGTGACTGCAGCGAAGCTGCTGTTGTTGGCGGAATCCTCGATCCGGAACGTCAGCGTGTGGGCGCCGCCGGTAGCGGTGGCATTCAAGATGATCTGAATGTCGCCGTCGTAGGCCTGCAGATCCACGCCGGTCTGGTCGCCGGTGCCGGTGATCGTGGTGGTTGCCAGGAGGGTGAAGTGCTGGAGCTTCTCCAGCGTGCCTTGATGGATTGCCATGGTTAGCCCTTGCGGGTGCGGGGTTTGCGGTGGTCGGGGGCGGCAGGTGCCGCGACTGGCTCAGGAATCGGATCCGGTTCCAGCACCAGCTCAGCCTTTCGCATCAGCAGCAGGGTGCGAGCGACAACCTCGTCGACATTGATCACGTCACCAACCCTGACGGGCTGGCCGTTGATCGATGTTTGGCGCAGGATCCGGATCCTCATTGCTCAGCCTCAGAGGGTGTTGTTGCCGCGGGCGAAGGCCTCGGCGAAACGGACCGCGATGTCCACATCCTGGAATGCGGTCACTCGCACGCCGCCGCTGGTGTCCAGCGCGTAGGGGTTCACCTGCAGGGTGAGGGCACCGAACATGCCCATGATCATCTGCGACCAGACGCCGAACCAGACATCGTTGGCCTCGACCTGATTGCTGCGGACGATCGGGTAGCCGCCGACTGTGCCGCCGGGCTCCAGCACGAACTGAGCCGTGCCAGACGCCTTCTCGGTCGTCTTCATGCCGCCGTAGATGGTGGCATTGGTCAGGTAGGCCATCGCGCCGATGTCGGCATTGTCCGCGGCGATCAGCGTCTCCAGCTCCACCAGCTCGGCGTAGGTGGGCTGGTTGGCGTTGAAGTCCTTGGTGTTGATGCCGGTGATGTTCTTCAGGCCGAGCGGCTGGCTGGCAGAGCCAGTGCCGTAGAGGGCGACCCTGTCGACCTCGAGCGCCAGGATCTGCGTCAGCTCGTTGCGCACCATCGTCTCGATGTCAATCGAGCTCTGGATCAGCAGCCGGCGGCTGAACTCGGTGTAGGCGCCGCAGGTCTTCGGCGTCATGTTGATCTGGCCCACCGTGGGATTGCTCTCGGTGGTGGTGCCCTTCTCAGCGACCCAGTAGGCGGTCGCAGCGCCGGTTTGCTTGGGGATCGCAACCGGGCCGGTCAGGCCGGTCAACGTCTGCACGCCGAGGGTGGTGAGCGCCAGGCGGTTGCGCAGCAGCTCGATGAATGATCCGGGCCGCGCATCGGTGAACACCAGGTCGCCGGCGGCAGTGCCGGTGCCCACGGTCAGATCACGGCGGAGCACATCGTGCGGGATGTGGATGCCATCGCGGGCGATGCCCATGCGGGTAGCGGTGGCGTCGGAGACTTCCCGCTCGAATGCCGCGGCCTCCCAGGCCTGGCGATCGTTCGGGCTGGCCTGGGCGCGGATGGCGCGCAGGAACGAGAAGCTGCGGGCTTCGCGCTCAGACAGGCCGATGTCCGCTGCATTGCTGCTGATCGGACGCACGGCAGGGGTGGCGGCTGTGGCGTGCTGCACGGTGCGGGTGCTGATGGCGCCGAGGATGTCGCGCATGGCATCAGCCTCGCTGGCGCCTCGTTCGATCAGGCCCTGGGCCAGGTCGTCAGTGTTGTGCTGGCGGCAGAGGCCGGTGATAGAGGCGACGCGGGTGCGCTCCTCCGCTGCAGCAGCGGCGCGCACCGCTGCCATGTCGATGGTTTGCTCTTCCATTGGTTGGGGGGCAGGGGATGCGGCCGGAGCCGCGGTGGATGGGGTGAGGCTGCGGCCGATCCCGACGCCAGCATCGGCTGGCACCGAGACGACCGATACCTCAAGAGGCTGCCAGCGGGTGGCAACCACAGCGCCATTGGCGCCGGCCTGGGTTTCCAGGATCTTGTAACCGAACGACACATTCCGGAGGATGCCGTCGCGGATGTCGCGAAGCTTCTCCTCAGCGAATGCGGAGCGGCTGAACCGCACATTCGCCATGCCGCGGCGCTTGTCGGAATCGACCCAGCCACGCTCGACGACGCCGAGCACCTGGTTGGGGTCGTGGTTCCAGAGCAGCGGCGCGCCGTCGTTCAGCCGGGTGAGATCGGGGCCGCTGGCGTCATGGCTCAGCACCTCGGTGCCGAACCATCGCTCCACTGGCGTCTCAGAGGAGAACGAGAACTGGAATGCTCGCGACTCCTCTGCCTCGCCAGCACGGCTGAACTCGACCGCGTCACTGCGACGAAGCTGCTCCTGTTGGATGTCGCGCAGTTCCATAGGCGCGGTGATAGTTGCATTCAGAATAGAACGATTGCCAGTGGCCTCCTCGAACAGGATCGGCCGGTGATCGTGATCGGTGAGCCAGCGGCGCGCATCAGCCCTGGCCTCGATGCTGCGTTCCTGCAATGCCTTGATCCTGCTGGCCTTGGCATCAGCCCAGGTCTTGCCTGGATCGCCGCCCCAGGCGGCCCATGCCACGCGACCGGGTGATGGGTAGCCATCCTCCCCGGGGCTGAAGCCCTGGCCCTGCTTGTCGACCTCGTGGCGAGCGAACCATGCCGCCATCGTGATCACCGTCTCCGGACTCAGCTCATCGCCGCTGAGGATCTGCCCGGCGCGGGTGGCAGCGACATCAGTGCCGCCGGGCTCGCCATCGGCCTTCCAGTCGCGATAGCGCTGCGCCTCCGTGCGCATGCCATCGGTGGGCATCAGATCGATCTCGGTGCCGTTCACGTTGGCCATCAGGTGGGCAGCTCCTCAGGTCCAATCATCCTCATCCTCATTATCTGGATCCTCAACTTCATCAGGCTGCGCTGGCGTGGCGCGGGGTGCTCCGCCCTCGCGGTCGTCTGCAGGGTTGGTGTCGAACTGCAGCCCCAGCTGCTCAGCACGGCGCACCTCGACGGCGCGGCCCTGCAGCAGATCCTCCAGGTCATGGCCCTGCTCTGCCACGATCTGCGCCTGCGTGGCGAAGCTGCATCTGACGGCATCTTTGTAAGCCGCGATCTCCTTGGCCGGGTCAACCCAGCCCCAGCCCCGCGGGAACCATCGGACGATCCGGTGGTAGAGATCCGGCGTGGCACCGCCTGGCAGCTGCAGGGCGCCGGTGCCGATCGCGATCTGTATCCAGCGCTCGAACACCGGCCAGTACAGGTGATCGATCAGATGCTGCTGCAGCATCCGCCAATGCTCGCGATCCTCCAGCAGGCTCAGGCGGCTGCTGCTGTAGTTCGACTGGCTGAAGTCCCGTGAGACGGTCTCGTAGCTGCAGCCGATGGACGCAGCCACGGCGCGGAGCATGGCACGGAGGAACGGCTCGAACTGACCATCCGGCGCATCCAGCTGCGGCACGGAGACCTGCTCACCCGGTGCCAGGTACTTGAACACGCCAGGCTCGAAGTTGCTCACCCGATCGGCACCGTCAACGTCATCGCCAATGAGCTCACCCTCGGGTGAGCTGATGAATCCCATGAGGCTGCTGCTGGCCCTGGCACGCACCACTTCGGCCTCCTCGTAGCCCGCCAGGTGATGCAACCGCTTGATGGCGGCTGAGAACCACGGCACGCCACGGGTCTGCCCCGGGCGGTCGATGATCGCCAGATGGATCACCTCCTCGGCCGGCACGTCCACGAACGAGTAGCCGATCGATCCAGCCACATCACCCGGGTGCCGCGTCCGGAACCGATAGGTGATCGGCCGCCCCCAGCGGTTCACTCGCACACCCAGCCGCCACTCATTGCCATCGCGATCGGGGCCTTCGGTCTTGCCCTCGTCCACCAGGTCAGCCTCGAGGATCTCCAGCCCCAGCGGCACAGGGCTGCGGCCGAACGACTGCGGCACCAGCCGGATGAACACGTCGCCGGATTCCGCCATCGCCTGGATGGCAAGCCTGGCGATCTCCTCGAATGCCAGCCGGCCGGCGCAGTGGCAATAGTCATGCCGCGTCCAGCGGCGCCACAGCTGCTCGATCGCCTGGCTTGTCGGCTGGTCGATCATGCCGCCGGCGCCAGGCACATGGGCCTGCATCCGGATGCCCTGCCCGATGACGTTCTGGCCGATGGCGCGCAGTGCCTGCCTGGCATAGGCGTTGTCGCGGCACAGCTGCCGGCTGCGGTTCCGCAGCCTGACCAGGCTGCCGTCGATCTCAGCATCGGCTGATGTCGAGGATGTCACCCAGTCGGCTGTGAGCCGGGAGACCGTGGCGCCCTCGTATGCGCGGCGCCGCGGCGGTGGCGGAGCTGGTGCAGCTGCTGGCGCTGGCGCTGGCTTGCGACGCTTGCTCATGCTCCGAACCTGATGTAGAGATTCCGCGGATCACCCAGGCCGGCCGCAATCCGCTCGGCTGTTTTCTCCCGGTTCACGATGGCCTTCAGCTGCGCTTCGCGGGCCATTAGCTCGCTGAGGTCCTGGGTGGTGTAGGAGCGGCTGCCGATGGTGTACGAACGAGCGCCGCGGCTGACGATCGCCCGGATGGCGCTCTGCACCGCCTCGAGGTCTTGCTCGGCCTGGCTGCGGCCATCGAATGCGCCAGGGCTGCCGGCATAGGCCAGGCTGCGCAGCGCCTCGAACGTGCCAGCGCCAATGCTGATCACGACGGCGCCGCTGCTGACCCTGGACTCCCAGCGCCAGATGCCGGCATCGAAGCCGTCGGTCGTCGTGGCACTGATCGAGTTGTCCCAGCCGCCATCAGCGCGAGCCGTGCCGACCACCGTGGCGCCCTCGTTCGCGGCATTGAACCGCAGGTAGGTGGTGAGGGTCCAGGTGCTGGACGTGGCTGCATTGCCGTCCAGATCCAGCGCAGCCGGCTCGATCCATTGCACCGTGGTGCCTGCGCGAATCGTTGCGGGAACCGGCATCAGATCACCTCCATGGGGTCAGGGTAGCCATCACCAGCCACCTACGAATCCACCAGGCCGCGGCGCAGCTGGTGCCGCACGGCGCCGAGCAGCTGGGGCTGCAGCAGGAGCGGCTGCGAGCTGCGCCTCCAGCTGGTCCCACATCGTCGCCCGGTTGTAGCGGCGCTTCACCAGCTCCAGCGCAGCCAGGCAGTAGACGCACAGATCGAGCGGTTCGTTCCTGGCGCCGCTCGGCTTCTGCCATTCGAGCACCTGAAAGCCCTTCACCTGCCGCGGCATCAATCGTTCACAGGTAAGGCCTTCTAGGTACTCGTCTGTTGCATTCTGGCCGAAGTGGACGTAGCCAGGGCCCGGCGTGGTGATCTTCAGCCTGGCGTAGATCGATCGCTTCGCTGTGTCAGTGCCAACCATGTAGAGCGTCACGCCGCCTTTCACGATGCGGCCTCGCCATGTCACATCCTGTTTCGAGCCCTTGCCAACCAGGGGGGCTGCGCGGGTGGAGCTGCCCTTGATAGCGATCACGCCATCGCGAACGCGGGCGCGGCAATACTCATACACCTCCTGCGTGAAGTGCCCGCCGGAATCCACTGCTACGTGCCGTGGTCGCATGGTGCCGCCTCGTTCATGCGGGAAGTCCGTCTGCCGGATGCTGTCAACCTGCAGCCATGCATCAGCCTCTGCCGGATTGCCATCGATTCGTTGATGCCATACCAGCCAACTTTCCTCACCTCTTCCGTAGCCCCATACGCTCACTTCGAGCCATGTGTCCTGCACGTCAACCGCCATCAGTAGCAGGAGCACACCAGCCGGGCAATGTCCTGTCGGATAGGGATCGGCCGCGGCCCTGGTAAGCAGCCCGTCGGCATTGATCCGCACCAGGGCTTCATCCTCCCAGGCTTCCGCTGCTCGCTTGTTCACCCAGCCTTTGAGCAGGATTGGATCAGCCTTGGACCGCAGGAACTCGTCTCGGATCTGTTCCCATGATGTCCAGCCTGGGGGTGCATACCAGCCCGGCAGGTGGAATCCTGCTGTGATGCCGTCGCCTGCTGCGCTGGGTTGCCATGCAGCCCCGGCGAGCATCGTGGCCTTGTGATGCTGCGCCACTCGCTCACCGCATGCTGGGCATTGGCACCAGACTTCACCATCGGGCCGGTCCCAGATCATGTGCTCTCGCCAGCGCAGCACCTCCCTGCTGCCGCAGCAGGGCATGAATGCCGCCAGGCGGCGCTGATCCGATCGAGTCTCGAACTCGGCCGTGATCCGACAGGCACCGCGGCTGCCCGG